CTATCTGGCCAAGCCACATCCACATGAGTCTATTCTGCGCAGTGGATCTATCATCTTGCTTCTGATCAATCACCACCCTTAAAGGCTTACCCTCATTAATCGCTTGAGTGTAATTGATGTGCATGAAGTTAATGGCTTTGGTGATGTCGGCATGACTCTGGATAGGAAACACGGCTTTTTGCATTTCCTATCTCCTAAAACTTCGTACGATAATATTTTCAATTACTTAGCTTTGGCATGACACTGATATCTAAAGCAGCACCACTGCCAACTATAACCAGCCAAGCCAATCGACCATGAGGTTTGATCTCTGGATCCTGCTGGTATATTCCCGTGCCAAACTCTTGGCCAGTTAGCAAATTACAACGATCAGCTATCAACTTGATCAAATCTTCCGGTTCAATTGCTTGATCTGTCCACGGGATGGCAACTAAATCAAAATCAAGATTCATAGTGCCGTGAACTGTTAGTGCATAGCCGTTGTTTCTGGCAATGTCGCACAAACCACAATACATGGATGCAAATACTGGTGAAAACGTAGCTTGCTTCATCAAAACACCTCTTTATCTTCCATCACCAACATCCGATCAACTCTCACCAACCACTGATCAAACATTGCTTCACTCTCAGCCCGATTACCCAATTGAAAGGTATCGAACTTATGGTGGCATGAATGACATAGCGGTACTGTGAACTCATCACTGGCTTTAATCGATCTACCTTTGCCATGCTTGGCTGAATTGCTGTGAGCCGCTTGTGAGTTTGGGTTGCCGCATCGAATACATGGCAGCTTTCTGATTGCTGCTAATCGCTTAGCATCACGCATACAGCGCTTCACGCAAATTCTTAATCCGTTCTTTCAGCTTAATCATGATGCCGTCAATAGCCAGCAGCTCATTTCGCGTTAATCCGGCCCGACTGAGATTCTGATACTTAGACAGCTCAGTACTGCAAAATTCTAAGTCTTTTTTCGCTTGTACTTTGTCTGTCATGTAACCACCAATAAGAAAAGAAAAACCCCTCAACATCTAGAATGCGAGGGGCCTTATGTGCCGTAATACGTCCGGCTAGAGTCACCGAAGTGACAAGGGTTCATTCAACTTCTTTCAAACAATCCCGACACACCTTGATTTCTTCATCATCAATCGTGTAATCGATCTCAGTTGCACCATGCAGGCCGAATAAGCAGAATATGAATTGGAGCATGTGGATCTCCTTTTGATCTCATAAGCAAAGCAAACCACCGGATGCCTCAGCGCAATATTTCCGGTAATGCGCTATCTATGACAGGTTTGCTTTCTTTTGAAATCTGGTGCCCTGATATTGCTTACACCAACATTTCTCAGGGCATTAAAAAAGCCCACCTTTCGATGAGCTTTTTAACACTTGGTCACTTTTGTATAGAACGACCAGTCTATAAAAATACTATCTTATATGGGGCTTATTTGTCAATTAAGCTTTTCTTAAATTTTTCCGATAAATATCAGCATAAAAATCTATCTCATCGCGCATATCTGAAAGCATAATTTCCACCATATTTTCCAGATAAGCATAGTGCTCTCGGTAGGTACGCATCTTCATTTCCGTGATGCCAAAAAAACGCAGTTTGTCTTCAGCTTT